CATCCCATCCGTTCTGCAACGCCAGCCGCGCCGCGCTTGCCCTTCCATCCAACCGGAAGCCCTTCGACCTCAAGCAGTTCGACGCACAGCCTGCGCCTCGCATCGTCGCGCTCCTTACGGAGCCGTTCGATATCGACAACCCCTTCGTCGCGCTCAAGGTTCAACTTGTTAGAAATAGTTACAAGTTCAGCGCGAATCCGTTCGTTCTCAAGTCGCAGAATGTCGTAAGCGTTCTCTTCTGCACGAAGTTTTTTACGCAGCCGTTCGATCTCATTGGCTGCTTCCCAAGTTAGGTCCTCGCATCGGGTGAAGGCTTCACGGTGAACATAATGCAGCCCTTCGTTTTCTGCGAGTTTCTTCGTGTGGTGGTTGATGACACGAAGACGGGCCACAAGGTCGCCTTTTTCTTCTTCCTGCCACGCTTCAATGCTTGCTGGATCGTCACTCATTAGATGTCTCCTTCTTCGTCTTGAAGTTCAAATTCGGCCAGCCGTCCTGATTCCTTGAAATATCTCAGGGCTCCTGCAATACCCGTGTCACCCGTGAATCGGTTCTTGAGAACACGCATAACCAGTTCATTCGGGTTCTCACCCTGTTGGTTACGCTCAAGACCGATCACCGCATCCGCCAGTTGAGCAATGGCATGGGAGCCGCGCAACTGGGCCAGACTGGTGGTCGCTCCTTCTTCGTGCCCACGGTCCCCATCCGGACGGCGCAGATGGCTGACCACAAACAGGGCGCATTGAGTCTCCTCAACCAATGACCGCAGGGAGGTCATGGCATTGTCGATCAGCCTGCGCTCGTCGCCCTCACCAAGACCAGACACCACGATGCTCAAGTGATCAAGGAAAACATACTCGCATCCCAGAGCCTTGGTCATGTAGCGCATCCGGGCCAACAGGTTCTCTGGGTCAACGGATCCGAAGTGATCAAACAAGACCACCTTGGCAACCGTAGCGTCAAAAGCCTCCCTCTTCTGTTCCTCCGTGATTCCACGGTCCACCCAGAAGTAGGGAGGTGTGTTCAGGTGAATGCCCATCAGGTTACGGGCGGTGCGCTTGACGCTTTCCTCAAGCATCATCAGACCCACCTTCTTGCCTGCTCGGACCAAGTGGGCAACCATCTCGCGGCACACCGATGACTTGCCGATGCCCGTTCCTGATGTGACCACAACCAGTTCCCCCCGGCGGATGCCCAACAACTTGTCATTCAGTCCAGTCCATGGGTAGGGCGTAGATTCATTGATGTCCTCTTGCAGGACCGTATCCCACAGGTCAGACCCAAGGACTACACCGTCAGGACGGTAAGCCTTGGCTCCCCAGATGGCATCAATTACCCGCTTGCCCTCGCCCTGTTGCAGAGCCTCGTTGGCATCCTTGAAGCCGACGATGGTTCCGATCTTGGCCTTGCCGGGGGTCAGAACCATGGCGCACTCACGCGCTGCCTTGCGACCCGGCTCGTCATCATCGAACAGGATCACAACCGATTCAAACTTCTCCAGCCATTCCAAGTTGTTCTGGAATGCCTTGAGGGCACCTTGGGCTCCGTTGGGAACCGACACTACGGGCCACTTGTTGCCGAACAGTTGCGACACCGTGAGAGCATCCACCTCGCCCTCCGTGATCGTGACCATCTTGCCGCCGTCACGCCACAGGTGAGATCCGTACAGCGGCAGGCTCTTGGTGTCACCAAGGATCAGGAAGTCCTTGGAGGGGAACCGCAGTTTCTGCGCGATAACATTTCCGTCCTTGATGTACTGAGCGATCTGTACGGGCTGACCAGAGTACTCACCAGTCCCATAGGACCAGAACTTGCAAGTCTCTTCGTTGATCCCTCGCTTCTTCAGCGGGGCAAATTCGATATCAATCATGGATTCCTTTCCTTTCATTGGAGAAGTCTTGACCTCTCCAGTTGCTGCTTCGTAGTGCCGACAGCCAAAGCAATAGCCGTGGCCGTCACTATACCGGGCTAGGTTGTCCTTTGAGCCACACGCAGGGCACGGCTCATGTTGGACGAACTCTGACTCGTTCTGGTTCAATCTGACATTCCTTCCATTCGACTTCGATTCGGGGCGAGTCGCTGTATCGCTTGGTGGCTTCGATAGTCACAATCTGCACATCGTCATGCCACGCCCATTCATTGAGCGCATCAAGGATGGACTTCAGGTGATTATCGATGTCTCCGATTGGATACGGATTGCTCGGGTTCTTTGGCCTCTTGCAGTAGAAATGCACGACCACCGCAATGGGCCCCGCTACTGGACAACCCTTGGGCTTTTTTACGGCACCAAGGGCTGTCGTAGCGGCTTGACGAAACTTGTTGTAGGACTTGCTGTAGTAAGCAAACCCCTTGCGTGAAACACGCGGACGGCTAGCCGGAACAGGTTCGACCCACAACACTAGTTTCATCAGAAGTCAGACTCATCGTCACTCTGGGTTTCCGGCGACTCACGCGAGTCATCCGTGGAGACAACAAAGCCGTCCGTGGCCTTGAACCCATAAGCGTCGAAAGAATCTCCGGGCACATATTCCTTGAGATCAAGGATCTGGACTGCCTTCATCCGCAGGCTGACTCCGGCACCCACCATGGCGGTGAAGTACGGGATCACCTCAAACGAGACACGGATCGTGGAGCCGCTGCCGATGTTGGGCGGGTTCTGGAGAGGATTGCCCTGAGCATCGAACAGCATCGGCTTCTGTGCCCACGACTTGTCCTCGTTGCCTGCCTTGGCCTTCAACTTGAACTTGATGCGGACATTACCATCGTCGGTTTCCTTGATGGGCAGTTCCGACCGCTTCAACTTCTTGCCACCACGCTTCTCGCACTCGGCCTTGTAGGCATCGTCTGCGGCCTTTCGGAGGCTGCTGAGGAATGCGCTGCCGTCCTTGCTGTTGGGATCCATTTCAAGATCCACGCTGTACACGCCGTCCTTGTCGAACTTGGTGTCGGGGGCGTTCAGGCGGGGATACACAGCGGTGCCCGTGGGCGAGGTGAACTTGATGAACTTACGCTTCTGCATTGCTAACTCTCCTTGTCTAAGACTTAGACTCAGTTGAAGTAGTACTCTGAGTCAAGCACTTTCGTGATGTCCAAAGTACCGTACTTTGGCAACTCAGGTACTATAGCAGATCCGGGTAACAGCGTCAAGACCCCCTGCCTGAACTCGTCAAGCAGATCCCTGCTGAACAACTCCACAGTAGCCTTGCGGACACACCCGGATGTGGTTTCATAGTCTGCGGCCAGACACATGATCTGATCGTGGACAGAACCAATACTGGTCACTCCCCTAGACGAACACAGGTTGATGGTGTGACCAAGCAGCCCACCGAATCCGTCGAATGAGTGGATCAGGTTAGCGGGGCCACCATTCAAAGCCTTGCGCTTGGATTGACGGCCATTCTCCTGACGCAGGGACAGCACCTTGGCCTTGGCCCCAATGCGCGTAGACACCGTGATGATGTCGTAGTTCTCGTAGCGCATACGCACAGGGAATCCGATGGGGGTCATCCACCATGGTGTGACATCGTGTTCAATCAGAGCAGCCATGCAGCCACGGATAAAGTCCATGCCTCGCTTGGCTGAACCAACGACATCGTCAATGGACTCCCAAATCGTCTTGCCAAGCACAGCCACAGGCTTGTACATATCACCTTCAAATGGGTTTCCCTTCTTGCGCCCAGTCTCCTCAAGCCACTCGCGGGTGTACCCGATGCAGGAGTGCAGAGTCAGTCCGTAGGGCAGAGTCATGGTCTGACGCTTGGTGGTGGTGCGGTTGATCCCGAACTCCAACAACTTGCGCTCCATCTCTCCACCAGATGCCTGAAGCCTGCGGATGACGCTGTCGGCCACGAACTGGTACGGGTCACTAGGAGCATCAGCAGGCAACACATTGGTAGCCGTAGCAGCCACAGGATCCCGCAGCAGCATAGCGTAGATTTGCAGTCCCTGCGTGGTGGCATCCATTCCAATCGGCAGGGTGCTAATGAATGAGGAACCTGTATCCCAAAGGCTACACAGTTCTCGGCAGGCCATCACAAAGGCAAACGGTTCATCAGCCTCAAGCCAAGTGCGGTTGCTCCATGGGTCTGCTGCGATGGTCTGGATCATGGCCCGGTTCTGCTCAATCCATGCAATCCGCTTTGAGACTGGTTCCTTGTC